CATTGTTAATGAGAAGCCGAGCGATATTGTCCATGCAATATTAATTGCATTTGAGGATCACGAGCTTCAAGAAATTGATTTATTGTGCGATCCTGAACTTGGGATATATCGCGAGTTTACGACTGTTTGGCGTGCTGCTCGCAATATCATGATCCGACGAGATGTATGCAAGAAACGGAGTCGGGAGCAAGATTTGATTGATTTGATGAAAAAAACATTGTAATAAACAATTTTTATTCAAATGACTGCAGCTGCGTCGCAGACGGTAATAAAGAGGTCAGATTGCGCAATGCTATCTGGCAACGTAATAGCAATGACGTTAGTTGCTTCGACATAGGGATCGGATTCGAAAGCGGATGCTTTGAAGATGAAACACCATTGCATTTTATATGCAGTGGATCCGTCATCTGGTCGCACCGAGTCGATAGTGTTGTCGTACCACGTGCTGATCAAATCACCGCCATGTGCCACGAAAGTGGGTATCTCGATATTGACCGTTTCTGCGCCGTAACAGACATAATAGACGTAGTAGTATTTGTCAATGGTGGACGCGGGGAAATGCAATGTGTTGTTATTAGCAGGAACTCCGTAAGTGATAACTAGTGAGGATCCTGAGGTTGCGTTGAGCGCGGTACCGAAGAAACGGTTGGTTGCTTCAGCTTGGCCTGTTGGGTTACCGAAGAAGGTGCCTCCTCCGCCACCTAGGTAACTAATCTGCGGTTTGTGGAAAACGATGTCATATGTAACCCAAATTTGCCCAATATCCCCTGTAGTTCCGGAAGGGATTCCATTGTATGCGACCTGGAATTTTGCGAAGTCGTAGTCTCTTGCGTCGGAAGCTCCTGTGGTGGTTCCTGCTTGACGTACGTATAACAATTTGTTATTAGTTTGTTTTGGGTCGCATTCAATTGGGTGCAACATGTCCACGCTGGGTTTGTTGCTGATAGTATATTGGGCGTTTTGCATTTCCGTGAAACTGGAATAAGCAGGATCCGTGATATCGTAATCGGTTGCCAATGTAACTTGGCCTAGTGCTAGCGCTCCAGTGAAACTGTCTGATGAAGTGCTAATATATTCGAAGACCATTCCCTTGATTTCATATTGATCGTAGTTTTGTGCGATTGTATGGAGCCAAGGGAATGTTGTTGAATCACCAGGATTAATGGTGAATACACGATTTACGAATACTCCTGCGTGTCCTGTTTCTAGGGAAATATTGGTTACGAATTCTCTGTGTCTCACTCGAGTGCCAATATTGACATCTGCGAAAGAAGGGACAGGTTGGCCTTCTTGCAGTTTAATTGTTGGCATAAGAGAATTATTGATCACGTTGTAGGCTCCGAATCCAACGAGTTTTGCGAGCTTATTTCCCACCCATCGTCCTGCAGTCGCGCCAGCCATTTCACCAAGCGGATTATCAGTGAAAGCGGCGCCTGCCAGACCGCCAAGCATTTCGCCAGTGTTTTTAAACGATCCTTGGGGGACAGCGCCCGTAATCGCGCTTTTAACTCGTTTAAACGCATCACCCCAATATCCTCCGCGTCCGCGGACTAAAGATCGATTTCCGTAAGGACCCCTACGTGTAAAAAATTTAGCTTCACCGATGCGTCTTTTCCACACGTTTTTAGGTAACCTGCGAGCAGCACGTCGTTTAACCATTTAATGTTTAAGATGACAATAGCGAAATGAAATGCATACCGCCTCGCGCCCCTATTTTGAACAATAGCGCGTTCTACGAATTCAGATTCAGGCGCCGCTTGTTCTGCAAGTTCAATATTTTGTTCGATATCCATTTCATCTGCTGCAGCTTGCTGTCGCAGATCATTCATGGCGTTTTCGACATTTTGTTCGACCATATTATTGATGATTGCTTCTTCTTCAGCGGCATTTGCTGCTTCACGAGCGGCCTCGTTGCGTTTAAGGCGATTTCGCAGTGCATTTCGCAGCGTGTTATTCGTGCGAATTTGTGAAGTCACATATGCTATGTTGGCTTGACGCACATTTTCTTTGGCAGCTTCTCTAGCTCTCGTTCGAGCAGCTGTTTTACGTGCTCCAGCTCTGCGTGTCATTGAGCAAATAACAAAATGGCGTAGAACTGGTTTTATTGAAAGAATTAATGGCCGAGAGGCAGATTAAAGTGTGTTTGGCGGAAACGACGTTTCAGAGCCATCACTGTTTCTTGGTCTTTAAAACATTGTTCTATTGAATATTGGCTAGTGACAATTATTCTTTTTGGGCGTATCACCATTGCGCTTCCTTTAATTTCAGCGTTAAACCGATAGTGGTCTGCCCATTCTTTAAGGAATGCAGAGATCCATTGTTCATGTGTTGGATCAACGTCATCGATTATAACGTCTTCCTGGAATTTATATCCTCCCCACCATTTATTCTTAGCTTTGAGATAAGCATTAGGGTATAATCGTCGTGCTTCGGATGATTTACCAGCTCCACTGGGTCCATAGTACCAGTGGTTTTCAAGAATCGGCAAGTCTGGAAGTACTTGAGATTCCATTTCAATTTGGTGGATCCTTTGAAGTTGTGGTAAGCAACGGATGAAAATATCTGATGGGATTTCATCCCATTCACCTAATTTTGCCCGTTTCCGGGCTTCATCCCATCGTTCAATTTCACTGTCACCCTTTTCTCTTTGGTTGAGAGGTCTTTGTCCAAATTCCTCGAAATTATTATCTTTTTTGCAATAAGCAGTTGCTTCGTCTACGGATCCTCTCATTTTTTCAATATGTGGATGCATGTTGCCGAACATCGTTTTTACAGCGTTGAATGTTTTGGCGTTATGGAAGTAGACGAAGCCTTGGACATGCGGCGTTCCAGCTTGACCAACCTCGAGGCCGAACACAAGGTATTTAACTTGGTTGTGTTCCCCGATGATCCTGATGCTTGCGAGGGCGACATCGTCGTAGTTGTTGAGTGTAAACACCCAGCCTCTAGATCGAGATTGCGACATGCTGGACAGAAACAAACACACAGAGTATTGTTGAAATCAAACTTAGGATTCATGCACCAACGCGTTATCAGAATGACAACCAATGGTAGGATTGGTTGCGCGACAAGGAGACAACCCCGCAGCCACGGGTGACGAGGATGAACGTTCAACGACCTCAGGGTTGCTTGACACACCCGCTCACTGGAGCCGCCCCCTTTCCCCCCCTTACTGACCGTCGTTGGTAACGTTGCATCCATCGGCCCTTGGTCTCAGAAGGGGTTTCGTTGCAAAAAAAAAATCGGTTTGGTTTTTTTGGGAATTGGATGCGTACACGCGAGTTGCGTACATTGTTCTAAGGAGACAATGCCGATAAAAAAGGGTATGTTTATTGGAGCCGCATTTCGTGCAGGGCTTGAGGACGTGCCAGCGTCACCTCGGGTGCGCCCTAGGGCCGAAGGCCCCGGGCGAGCTGGCCGTTCGAAACCCGTAACGACAATGCTAGTAGACAACGCCCGAAGGGCGTTCGAATGAAACTCCGTACGGACTTACGGAGTTGCACACAAGGTCTAGGTTGTAGTATTACCCTAGACCTAATGTGTCGTGTGTAGATCTTACGCAATTATAATTGCGTGTCCCATAAACGTAATCTTGAAAAGCCATGAAGTTTAAGGGGGATCTATGCTGAGGCACATTGCAAAAAATGATATACTTGACTTTCAAGTTGCTTCGCATTGTTAATGAGAAGCCGAGCGATATTGTCCATGCAATATTAATTGCATTTGAGGATCACGAGCTTCAAGAAATTGATTTATTGTGCGATCCTGAACTTGGGATATATCGCGAGTTTACG